CTTAGTCGTGCAGCTAAAACTAAAGCAAAAGCCTTTGTAGATAAAAAAACAACTACACCAGAACAAAGAAGAAAAAGAAAACGTGATTCAGAAGAGGGAGTAGGTGCTTTTGCAGATAAAAGTTTATCAAGAGAAGAAAGACAAAAAGATAAAATAGAATCTGATGCTATAGATAAAATTAAAGATAAAAAAGAAAAAGATAAAGCCAGAGATAAAGCTAGAAAAAGAAGAGAAGATAGAGATAAAGCTGCAGGAAAAAAAAGAGTAGCTGATTATAAAGCTAACAAAGATTCAGTAAGAGGACAAGGTGGTAGAGCAAAAGGCGGTTTAATGAAGAAAGATTACCCATAACACAACACCCCATTGGCGACCAACTCCCCATTCCAAATGGACTACAGTTGCCCCACAGAGGAGAAAACTAAATGAATGAACAAGTAGAAGAAGTACAAGTAGAAAGTAAACAACCGCCAAAAAAAATGGCATTAGGTAGTAGACGAACTAGTGAAGAAAAAAGAAAACGAGAGGAAGAAGAACTTGAACAACTTATTGCGGAACACAATGGAGAAGCTAAAGAAGTTGCCAAAGAACCTGAAGCAGAAGTTACAGGAGAAGAAAAAACTTTTAAGAAACGCTATGGTGATCTGCGTAGACACATGCAAGAAAAAGATAAAGAAATTCAGACTCAAATTGAAGACCTTAAAAGACAGCTTTCTGAAACTACTAAAAAAGAAATTAAGCTTCCTAAGTCGGAGGAAGACATAGAGGCATGGGCTGAACAGTATCCAGATGTAGCTGCAATAGTAGAGACTATAGCTATTAAGAAAGCTAAAGAACAGTCTTCCGCTATAGAGGAACGTGTAAAGGCACTGGACGAAATGCAATCTAATGTCACACGTGAAAAGGCAGAAACACAACTACTACAGTTTCACCCTGACTTTAATGAGATAAAAGATGAAGACTCTTTCCATGATTGGGCAGACGAACAGCCTAAGTGGGTACAAGACGCACTATACGAAAATCAAAACGATGCACGTTCCGCTGCAAGGGCAATAGACCTTTACAAAGCCGATATGGGCATAGCAAATAAAAAGGCAAAAAGTACAGGTGACGCTGCTAAGTCTGTTAATACAAAGGGAAGTAGGAATACTCCACAAACAGATGAAGCAAAATCTTACCTAAAAGAATCACAAGTAAACAAGATGTCCTCTGCTGAATACGAGAAAAATGCAGATACTATTATGGAATCTATTCGTAGTGGCAAGTTTATTTACGATATATCTGGAAACGCTAGATAAAAGTGTTGACAAATAAAAAAATATGGATATAACTATATATATCCGTGGTAGTGTACAACCCCACTATGGACAACTTGTACACTACAAATACGCAAAATCAATAAATTTTAGACTAACCTAATATCAATAAGCCCAATTAACTAATGTAGGCATACATATTTAACTGCACCTTGTTTGAATTAGCCCCTACTATACATTGTACTTTGCATCTGTTCAAAGCTAAAGGAGAAATAAAATGGCTTTTGCAACCGCAACAGGGTATGGAAATTTACCAAACGGTAATTTTTCACCTATCATTTACTCCAAACAGGTACAACTTGCATTTCGTAAGTCTACTGTTGTTGGAGATATTACTAACTCAGACTACATGGGTGAAATTTCAGGACAGGGTGATACAGTTAAGATCATCAAAGAACCAGAAGTTTCAGTGAGTACTTACGCTAGAGGAACTCAGATTACTGCCCAAGACTTAGATGACGAGGACTTTAACCTTGTTGTTGACAAAGCTAACTACTATGCGTTCAAAATGGACGACATAGAAGAAGCTCACAGTCACGTAAACTTCATGCAGCTTGCTACTGACAGAGCAGCATATCGTTTGGCTGACAACTATGACCAAGAAGTTCTAGCCTATATGTCAGGCTACAAGCAGACTACTAAACATGCCGTAGGTAGTGAAGTAAATACTACTGTTAACGGTTCAGTTGCTGTAGCTACTGCAGGTACTGATGAACTTCTAACTTCAATGAAGTTACGTAAAGATTCCTTTGGAAGCATTACAACTTCATCTGCAGGAGACCACTCTATTCCTGTAGTAAATCTAACAGGTGGTGCTACTTCTGTAGGTACTGCTGCTGCTACACCAATGGTAGTTGTCAATCGTATGGCACGACTATTGAACCAACAGCAAGTAGATACTGGTGACAGATGGTTAGTTATTGACCCTGTATTCTTAGAGCTACTTGGTGATGAAAACTCTAAACTAATGAATGCTGATTACGGTGGAGCAGGAAAGTTGCAAAACGGTCTTGTTCTTAACAACCTAGCAGGATTTAGAGTTTATGTATCAAGCAATCTACCTGCTCTAGGAACTGGTCCAGGTACTTCAGGTACTGCTAACCAGAACACTAACTTTGGTGTTATTGTTGCAGGACATGGCTCTGCTGCTGCAACGGCTGAACAACTCAGCAAAACCGAAACATACCGTGACCCTGACTCATTTGCAGACATTGTTCGTGGTATGCATTTATACGGCAGAAAGATACTTCGTCCTGAAGCTATCGTTACTGCCAAATACAACGCAGGGTAAGGGGGATTAAAAAATGGCTACTTTAACTACATTCTTAGCACCCACTACTGGAACTGGTAATCCTTCACGTAAACCTTACATGATTGAAAACACTGTTGACCTCACTGCAAGTGCGATTGACTGTTCCTCTGGTGATATTGTGCAAGCACTTACTATTCCTGCTTCTCACGTTATTTTGTGGGCAGGTTTTCAGGTTACAGAAAGTGCAACCATGAACACAGGGACTAACGCTACTGCCACTCTAGGTACAGCGGTTGACCCTAATGAGTACGTTACTGCATTTGATATTGATGGTGCTGCTGATGCAGCTTATGCACCAACAGTAGCTCAAGCAGGTGTTCTTGTTACTGCTGCTGCAGACACAATGGACTTAACCTTTGCAGGTGACGGTGCAACTTTTAGTGCAGGAAAAATACGTGTTTTCTGCTTGTTGATGGATGTTTCAGAACTCAGTCCACGGACTGCTAATGAAGTTGACAGAGACTTACTAGCTTAAATTAAATAAGGGGGCAGGGAAACTTGCCCTCTTTAGCTTAACATAAGGATAGCAAATGTCAACTACGTACATAACTTTAACTAATGATCTATTAAGAAGAACAAATGAAGTTACTCTTCCTGCTACAGGTGATGGTTTTGATACTGCAAAAAATGTTCAAGCTATAGCAAAAGATGCAATTAATAATTCGATACGAGAAATTTTACAGGATGGGCATCAGTTTCCATTTTTAAAAACAACAGCTACTCAAACACTTACAGTAGGTACAGGAACATATGATTTTCCTACAGATACTGCTAGTGTAGATTGGGATACAGTTTATCTAAGAGCTTTATCATCTGCAGGTACTACAGCTAAAGCTTTACCTGTAATTACTTTTGAGCAGTACGTAAAATTTTATAAAGCAATAGAAGAAAACTCAGGTACATCAGCACGTTCATCACCTACTGTAGTATATCAAACTGCAGAAGAAAAATTTGGTGTGTCTCCAATTCCTGATGCAGCTTATGTAGTTGAGTTTGTTTATTACAAATTTCCTAATGACCTTTCTGCAGCTTCAGATACAATGATTATACCTGATAGGTTTAAGCATATAATTATAGATGGTGCTATGATGTATATGATGAGGTTTAGATCTAATGAGCAGAGTGCTCAAATACACCAACAAAAATTTAAAGACGGTATAAAAACAATGCGTAGGTTGTTATTAGATGATCCAATATTTGTACGTTCTACTTTTATTAACAGATCCAGATCCACTAACAATATTTTAAGTTTGAGTTCTTAGTATGGCAGATGCAGTACAAACATTTAAATCTGTCTGTAGAGGTGGGTTAAATACAGGTAGTGATGTACTGTCTCTAGGAGAAGAAACTCCAGGGTCTGCTAGACAATTAGTTAATTATGAACCAAACCTTGAGGGTGGCTACAGACGATTAAGTGGATTTGCTAATAACTATGGTACTGTAGGTATAGATGGTAATGCAGGTACAGGTTCAGTATTAGGTGTGTGTGTAGCTAATGGAATAAATGATGGAGTACTTGCAGCACGTAAGCCTACATCAGGAAGTAACTACCTACATAGATGGGATGCTACTAACTCAGTCTGGGTGGCTGTAACATGCGGTGGTTCACCAACTATGAACGGTGTAACTAAAGTACGTTTTGAAAAATTAAATTTTGGCACACCTAAGATAGTTTTAACTGATGGTATTAATCCTGCTGCTACATACGATGGAACTAACTACGTACAGATAACAGACTCTAATGCCCCTACAGATCCTACCATATCAGCAGAGTTTCAAAATCATTTGTTTCTTGCAGGAGATCCAGATGAAGTAAGTAATTTATACTTTAGTGCTCCTACAGCAGAAACAGACTTTAGTCCTGCTAATGGTGGTGGAGTTATAAACGTAGGGTTTGAAATTGTAGCTATTAAAAAGTTTCGTAACGTACTTTATATATTTGGTTCTAATAATATTAAAAGGTTGGTAGGTGAAAACTCAGCTAATTTTAGATTAGAAACAGTTACTTCAAATTTAGGTTGCCTTGCAACAGATAGTGTGGTAGAATTAGGCGGTGACTTACTCTTTCTTTCACCCGATGGTATTAGACCGATTGGTGGTACAAATAAAATTGGAGATGTTAATTTAGAAACAATATCTAAAAACATACAATCTCAAATAAGTACTACAATAAATACAGAAACATTAACTACATTGTCTTCTGTTATTATTAGAAATAAATCTCAGTTTAGATATATGTTTTCTACGTTAGGTTCAATAGGAATTATTGGTGCTTTAAGAGAATACAAAGGAAATTTTTCATACGAGTTTGGAACTTTATTTGGTATAGAATGTACATGTGCAGACAGTGGGTACATAGGGCAGACTGAAATAGTTATACATGGTGCAGCAAACGGTAAAGTGTATCAACAAGAATCTGGAACTAATTTTGACACTGGTAATATATTAAGTATTTATAAGACTCCTTATATTTACATGGAAGACCCACAAAAAAGAAAACTATATTATGATGTTGCTACTTATATGACAGCAGAAGGAGAATTTAATCTTTCCGTTGGTGTTAGTTACGACTACGATAACACAGATATATTAATGCCAGATAACACAACTATTGTTAGTACAGACCCTGCAGCTTACTATAACACAGGAACAAATATAGCTACATACGACACTACAGATGAATATGATGGTAACCCTGCTCCAGTAGAAGGAGCAAGTTTTTCAGGGTCAGGTAAATCAATATCATTAACGTATGTTACAGAGGACACAAATGCAAGCCACAGTATTCAGGGCTTCACAGTTACTTATGGATTAGGAGATGTAAGGTAATGGCAGGTTATTCAAGAACTAATACCTCAGATATTCAGTCAGGTGAAACAGTTAAATCTGCTCCACTAAATGCTGAACTTAATGCACTACAAACAGCATTTGCTGTAAGTGGTGGACATAAACACGATGGAAGTACTGAGGGTGCATTTATTGGGTTAATGTCTGATGCTGACAATGATACTAAGATACAATTAGAAGAATCATCAGATGAAGATATAATTCGTTTTGATATTGCAGGTACAGAACAAATTGTTTTAGCAGACGGTGTACTAAAGCCTACTACAGATAATGATATAGACTTAGGTACATCCTCATTAGAATTTAAAAATGCTTTCTTTGACGGTACTGTAACTACAGATATACTTGCTGTAGGTGAAACAACTACTCTTACAGGTGCTGTTACACTTGGCAATATACTTTCTATACCTGACGGTTCAGCCTCTGCTCCTTCTATAACTAATACTGGTGATACAAACGTAGGATTATTTTTTAGTGCAAATGATACACTAGCCTTTACAGCAGGTGGTACTTCACAATTTACTATGGCAGATGGTGCTATAAGTCCTGTTACAGATGGAGATATAGACTTAGGTACAACAAACTTGAGATTTGAGACAGGCTTCTTTGATAACCTGACTGTTACTACAACTGTAGCTTCAGCAGGTTCTTTAAGTGCAGGTACTACTATATCTGCAGGTGGTACAATAACATCTACAGGAACACTTATAGCTAGTAACAATGCTACTGTAGGTGGCACATTAGTTTCTACAGGTAAAATAACTGCTGATGCAGGTATTGACATAGATAATTTTAATATAGATGGAACAACCATAGCTTTATCTTCTGGTAATATGACCTTAGATGCAGCAGGTGACATAGTACTAGATGCAGACGGTGGTGATGTTACACTAAAAGATGGTGGAACAACCTTTGGCTCACTAACCAATACGAGTGGTGACTTAATAATTAAATCAGGTACAACTACGGCTGCTACTTTTGATGGAGGTAATGTAACTTTTGCAGGAACACTTGCTGTAGGAGGACACCTTAGTGTTGGCGATAACGACTTACAAAATGTAGGCAACATAGCCTTAGACAGTATTACGGCTGATGGCTCTGCAATTACAATTACAGGCAATACAACCTTTGCTGATGGTTCGTTTGACTTTGATATTGCTTCTCACGATACATCTAATGGATTAAAACTAGGTGGTACACTTGTTACTGCTACAGCAGCAGAACTTAACATTATGGATGGAGTAACATCAACTGCAGCAGAGCTTAATACACTGGATGGAGTAACAGCAGTTGTAGGAGAACTCAATGCACTCGACTTAGGTAGCACTGCTATAGGTACAGCAATAGCTTCTAAGGCTGTAGTATTAGATGCTAACAAAGACTACACAGGTATAAGAAACTTTACAATTACAGGTGACTTAACTGTAGGTGGTACTCAGACAGTTGTAGATACGGTGACTATGAATGCACAAAATGCAATAGTCTTTGAAGGTGCTACTGCTGATGACCACGAAACTACATTGACTATTGTAGACCCTACAGCAGACAGAACAATCAATCTACCCAATCAATCAGGTACTATACCTGTACTGGCAGCAGCAAGTAATACAGCTATTACGTCTACTCCTGAAGAATTGAATATATTAGATGGTGCT